CGGTTGCCCAAGCGATTGAGTTTCTCTCAGCGCATGTACTGCCCGATGCTGTGCGGCAGGACCACGCGCAGCAGGCTAATGGCGAGGTGCCTGTGCTCGGTTTTGGGGTGCGTCAGAATTGACCGTAGCATCCATCGACCCCCTAAGAGGATAGGATGACCGTTGGGGAATTGATTGACCGGCTCCGGGCGTTTGGTCGAGATCGCATGGTCTATGTGCCAGACTATACCGATGGGACCGTGCAACTGGTGACACAGGTGTCTGACTTGCCGCATCTAAATGTACCAAAAGGGATTGCGATTCCTGACGATGTGGTGTTGCTGCCGCTCAGTTTGGCGAACGCGGAGGACACTGATTTATGATCCTCGACACACAAGCCAGAAAGGAGATGGGACACAATGAGTAGTTTTAGATCCGAACTGGAACAGTTGTTAAACGGTCACGCAAAAGAGCACGAGAGCAATACGCCGGACTTTGTGCTGGCGCAATTTATCGAACGCGCGTTGGACGCATTCGATGTGGCAACGCGAGCGCGAGATCATTGGTATGGCATCCACATGGAACCTGGCAATACATATGTTTTAGAGCCGAGGGCATCCAAGACCCTCGACCCCCAATGGAGGACGGGATGAAGTTGAATCGCAGTTACCAGTTATACGGTATTGACGACGACTCCTGTAGTGGTGTCCTGCGACGTATCCGACAACTGATGGAGCTCTCTAGTGTCTCGCTAGAGCATTTTCAATTCCTCAATGCGCAGACAGCACTGACGCGTGCGATTGAGATTGCAGGGTACTTACAGACAGACATTGAGGAACAGGAGCGGCCATGACCAAGGCGGACAAACGGCGGGCGGCGGCGTTGCTGGAGGAGCATGCCAGCCATTTATGCTCGCTCACGGCTGACCTTAATGGGAGATTTGAACACCCAGAAGACGAAGACGATTATGTAGAACTCCGCCGACTGGCGACGCTGTTGCGGAAGGAGGCGCAGTCTCGATGGGTACAGACTACACACATAAACCATGGACGAAGATGTCATTAGAAAAACTAAAGACCCCACGCAACGGCACGATCTGTTACCTGAATTCGTGGTGGTGCATCACGCTGGATAGGTGCGTCTTATTTTACCGAGGCTCACCACAATGTAATAGTAACGAGGCCTGCGCGGAGAGTATTCGCCAGAGGATTCATCCCGATTGCACCATAGAGAAGGTCGATGTGACCTATCTCCCACATAATTACCATGACTATACGTTTGAGAGGAGGCAACGATGAAACTAATGATGCTACTGGGCGTGCTCGCAGGGCTGTTGATAGGCGCAACGTGGACGGCTCTCCCGACACCGCAGTTTCAAGTGAAATCAGCAGAGGGAGATACCCTTGTCACCTGCGATGAGCACGGGCGTGGGTGTACCTTGGCCGACGAAGGATCTCGGCAGGAAGCCATTGGGCGAGCCATTGTCGCGGCGACGCTACATTGTCGGGAGGAGGCGCGATGAGCCTTACAATACTGAATTGTATATTAAGAAAGGCTAAATACGATGGATTTTAAGCAGCTTCATGAATCCACACTACCTAAACTAGAGGGTATATTAAGGGACATATTCCCAGCCGGTAAAGTACAAGGACGTGAATTTAAAGTAGGGAGTTTGCGAGGGGAAGAGGGCGAATCGCTATCAATAAATCTGGAAACGGGGGTATGGTCCGATTTTGCCACGGCTGAGACAGGGGGGGATTTAACGTCCCTGCTCGCCGCTAAGCTTGATTATAAGCAGATAGATGCTGCTATCCTAATACAGAAGTTAATAGAATCGCCAAGTGTCGGTCGGAAAGAATTGCGCTTCATATTGGGTGGTGGTAAACCTAAGAAATCAAAAGTCAATCCGGAATCGCTGACAGGCCCCAATCCCGCATACACCCCAGACCATTTTATATTGAATGAATGGGGAACCCCAGTTGGGGTATGGGAGTACAACAATTCTGAAGGCCGATTGGTATTCGTCGTTTGCCGGTACGGTGACGACTCAGCTAAGACATATAGGCCCTGGACATGGGATGGATACCGGTGGGTATGTAAAGCCTATGATGAGGGAAGGCCCCTCTTTAACCTCTCCTTGCTATCTCAGTTACCCAATGCCCGTGTACTTATTGTCGAAGGTGAGAAATGCGCGGACGTGGCAAAGGAAGCCCTTTCTGAATGGTTCGTCCCTATCACTTGGGCGGGTGGGGCCAAGGCGATAAATAAGACTATGTGGTCCCCCCTAACCGGCAGGCATGTGGTTATATGGCCGGATGCAGACCCCCCTGGGTATAAGGCGGCTTCTGATATAGCCAAGATCATAGAGAAGATTGCGACATCCATCCATATCGTCCGTACGACCGATCTACCGGAAGGGTCCGATATCGCGGACCTGGATATGGATGGTGAATCGATCGTAGCTTGGGTGGATGCTAATTTAACCGAACATACCCCACCACAGGATAGCCAACGATTACCGGAAGGTGATGAATGGAAGGTAGATCTCCAGTTGTCCGAAAAGGGGGCAGTTAAAACTTCCAATCATAATATAGGTCTGATAATAAGGAATGACCCATATTTTGCCAAGAGATGGTGGATAGAGGAATGGGACGGAAAGTTTAATGTGCTAGACCAGCCTGCTGGAGAGAGTGAAGTATTTAACGCCCGCATGTATTTTTCAAAACAATGGAAAATAGAAATCGGCAACGACCTGATATACCAAGCACTTGATGCGTCACTTACAAGGAAAAATACAACGCAAATTTGGCTTACCGACCTTGTATGGGATCAAACGCCTAGATTTGGCATACTCGCCAGTGAGGTATTGAAGATCCAAGGATCGGATTATGTAACTGAGGTGATGCGGCTACTTACGTGCGGTATGGTTGCGCGGGCTATGAAACCTGGGTGTAAGTTCGACTACTGTATAATTTTGCGCGGACCACAGGGTATAGGGAAGACTTTGTTTTTTGAAAAATTAGGTGGTAGCCGCTACGTCATGCTGTACACCCACACGGTACAGGACAAAGATTTACTAGGGGCCATTGGTACCGGATGGGTGGTAAGCATAGAAGAATTATTTGACACCAGAGCATCGTTAAGAGAACTTAAATCTATGATTTCATCTACTACAGACACTTGGCGCAGGCCGTACCATAGAGAAATGTCATCACAACCCAAACGTTGTGTATTGGTGGGCACGACCGATGCAGAGACTGAGTTCCTCGACGACATGGCTGGGTATAGACGATTTATAATAGTTGAATGTGGGGCAAAGAGATTCAATATACAGCTTTTCGAAGACATGAGGGAGCAGTTGTTTGCCGAGGCGTTCCATTACTGGAAAACAGACCCCAACTGGTTTAAATTAAGCGACTCCTCAGCTAAGGAATCAAAGGCGGTAGCAACCAATTGGGAAATAGACGATGCTTGGACCGAACCAGTTACCCAATTTGTGGAAGATAAAGAAGTCATAACTATGCTTGATGTGCTACAAACCTGTTTACTTCTCCCGCCATCGATACATGACCCAAGGATGACTAGGCGTGTGCACCGGATTTTGTCACGCCTGGGGTTTGCTAAGACAAGACTACGTATACAGGGTAGTGGTAAGGCCGGAAGATTGTGGGCTTATGAGCGGAGGGGGGAGCCGCAAGAAGACGACTCCCCCTCTGAAGCTACGGCCTGAATAGTTTCATACAATGCGAGAAGTGGGATTGTATCTCCTCTATAGCCCAGAGAAGAGCGGAAAGTTCGGCCTGGTCATATGACGTATTTCTGTTTTCTCCGGTTCGTCCAGCTATCCGCTTAGCCAGGTAATCCGCTCTCCTGGACAGCCTCTCCAAGTATTTCTCTTTCTTGGCTTGCGTCACCACGGTGGGCGCAACATTGTTATGGTGTAGATTATACATAATCCCCCCATGATTATAATATAAAACAGAAAAATCCTAGCGAAAAAATCAAACATTTTGGCCCTCCTTTTCAAGTTCCTCCTTTCGTCGCTTCTTTTCCTGTTGCAGCGCGTGCATGGCTGCCAACCCAGCGTTAGTATTTGGTGCCCCCCTAGCGCACATCTCATACAAGATGTCGCCAATCTCGGTACGATATCGACCGGCACTACGCTCCCGCCCATACCACTTAGCCCAGAACTGAGTACCGGCCCCGTGTTCGGGGTGGACGGCCAGCAGGAAACCTAATTCGCTCTTCCCTGCTGGCTTACCACAATACGGGCAGATATTGAAGTTTTTCATGATACCTGCTCTCTGCCCGTGGGCGGTTAGCGTGTTAGCTTACAAACATGTCGCTTGCGCTTCGACAACCAGACTGCTCCGCACAAATTGCACAAGTAATAGAGAATCATCGATAGCCTCCCTTCGTTGACTAGTTACCCCAGCCCACGCTTAGGGGACGGAGCAGGGGTCAACTTACAATCTGATCGTTTGGCCCCAGCGTATATTCAGATCCGAGGGCTCGATTGCTACGCATCAGCAAAAACGCGGATTTCCATCCTGCTGTAACGCCCACTGTTCCTGTTATCGTTTCTCCTAGTGTCTGTACTGTGATGCGCCGCCTATTCTGCGCGACAATTATCGGAAAGCCGAAGTACATGACAGCCCGCCACGGTCCTGGTGTATAGGCTGTATGTTGACTCATTTTATCCCCCCTCTAGCATGCAAGATGCACGCCGGCGCGCTAGAACCTTTCACAACTAACTACATGCCACAAAAATGACTTCCACCTATCAACCGTCGGTCCTGCACTACTCACAGAGTTCATGACGAGCACAACCTCATAGATCCCTAGTCCGTACTCGCGGTTACGCTCAAGCTTGGCCGCATCTGCTGAACTAAAAGGATAGCAGCCGTCATAGCGCAGCATGTCGAATGGAAACGGCCCTAGTCCGCACACCGTGAGTTTCCATCTATATATTTTATCAGCTTTCGGTTTCATTGTGTGCTCCCCTCAGTTATAGGTTATGTGAGTTTACACGCGCTCATGCTCCCTGCCTTTCTGTCCTGCGCCATACTAGCTATGCCCTTGGTAAGAGCAATCTTGTTACCGGCCTCAATACCGGCCATACGAGCGGTAATGTCGATCTTCCTGGAAGTAGATGCGTTGGTTCTCTTAGGGAAGTAGTGCTCATAGCGTTCGTCAAGCGCTTGGTCAACACGGACTGCAACGGCTGTCGTCTTGCCCGTGGTCTTGACTTTATTGTATGTATCCCTCATACGTGTCACTACCGTATTGGTGGCGCCAATACAGAAATCAACGCGGATGCGGAAAGATTCATCCGGTATGTACTTCTCACCCCGTTTTTCCTTACGTTTCTTCCATCCCTCGCGGAAATCAACGGCCATCTTGTCGATTGTCCGGTATAGGTAGGTATAGAAGTATTTGAGTACCTCAACATTACCCTTCTCGCCCACAATAGAAACGCGACCGGCCTTGCCTGCCTTGGCCGGATGGTAAATAACACGACACATTAACGGACTGCTTATGCCGTGGATGAGCGAGGCATGCCAAGGGCTTGTCAGGTAGGTTGCCTCAAGGTTGATCGTTTCCTTACCTATCTTCTCCGCTTCCTCCTCCGGACTGCCCAGATCCTCAACAGTGAGGTTGTGCTCCAAGAGAAGTTGTTGCGCCTTTGACGCTGCTGTGGCTACTTCATCCGGCGTGCCTCCCCTCGACGGGTCGGCAAGATTGAGTAGCTTCCTGATTTTGCTGAATACCCCGCTTAATTCCCTGTTCATGACCTTCACCCCTTCTGCCCCCTACTAGGCCGGAGGCGTGGCGCGGGTTGGTTGGTTTATATTACTTCCTACACTGTCACTTTGCCTAATTCGCGGGTAACCGCACTTGATGCGGCCATCTGCTGATTCAAGGTCGGCAATTCCTTGATCGTCCTAGTAAAAGCGTTATGCAAGCCCCATACCGTTCTAGGCTTGACATCCTCAGTGTCGCCTTTAAAATACCATTCGTTCACTGAGGGTAACAAGCGAAGCGGCAACACATCATTCTCAACCACAGCATCATAAATTATCTCTTTAGCACGCGGAACCGAAATTTTACAGTCCTGCATGCGCTCCATCACGTCATGAATCTTGCCGCGCACCTCAAGATATCGGTCAACAGCGGCAATCGATTCGTTAAGGATATCGAACGTGTTAGTATGTAGCCGGTTCATGAAGACTTCATCTCCTGACAGCATCATGTTGTCGCAGACGAAGACTCGAAGACCGGCGACGATGCGCACCCGCATAGACCGGTCATTGCCGTGCCTGAAACCAAGGCATGCGCCTATCTTCTTATCCTTCGAAGCGAAATCGATGACACCAAACAGCTTTGCTCCACCGCGCATGACAGCAAATTCGCTCTTCTCTACTTCTAATTCACGTGTCATGAGAGCGGAGAGAAGTCCATCAACGAACACATCATGTCGGACCGGCGTGTGGATGCGACCTAACTTCTTAGGGTCAGGCATCTTGCGTAGATCACCAAGCGTAACGCTAGTCGCGCCGGTATGTGCTATTAAAACTGAACCACTCTTCTTGGGGCTCATAAAACACCTCCTATTAGTGATGCCTCTCTATAGAGAAGCGTGGTTACGATAAAGGCACGTCATGAAACCATGAATAACAGGCCCAGGAACAGAAAGAACCGGAAAACTGGTCACGGCCAGTCTGTCCGTCAGGTTCAAACCTATGCTCGTACATCGGCATCCGCTTAACCGCCTTTATCCCGCACTCCTGACACCGGCAGATCCGGTCTTTTATTGGTCTCCTCACGTACTCGCCACAGGCGAATGCATCGCGCTTTGTGTTTTGGAACCTACGGTAATTCATATTACTCATGTTCCCTGCCTTTCTGCCGGTGACCGGCGTTTGGGTTATTTATTCATCAAGAAATCATCTACCGGAAGAAAATGCACGACGCGTGCCAGATGCGGTCTTCATCACCTTGTGGTGCTCGCGTTATAACATACGACCGGTTGTATATAACACCGGAAGACGTGTTGCAAGGCCGACACAATGTGGTGCAAGTGCACCACACATTGGTGGTTGGGGTATCGGGAAGTAAGGATACTAGGAGAGGGGGTGAAGAGGGGGTCCGGCATGCTCCTGGGTGGGGAAGGGGGCCAAACATAGATATGGTCCTATCTAGCACAATCAGACCAGTCAGACCGGTCATGTTCGGTCTGGTTATGGGGTAGAGGTCAGACCACCTGTTGGAGGGGCCAAGGAAGCTTTAAGGTCTGCCCGGTCCTACCGGTCTAGTCTTTTTTTGGAGGAGGAGAACCTTTTTTAGGGGGAAAGGAGACAGGTAGGACGGAAAGAAAGAAAGAGGACGGACGGAAGGAAAGGGTGAATATACCCCGAAAAGTGGACCAATAGGACCAATTGCCGCGAGCCCGCGTCCGACGCGGCTTCTCGCCCGGTCACATCTCCGAGACTGAAACCAGACAAACCAGACCATAACCAGACCGGCCTTCTCGCCCCTGTAGTGCCGCTCTGTTTATATTACGACCGGTTGTAAACTTTGTCGCCTCTGTTGGCTAGTGCGATCGTAGGCTGGGCGGCATTTCCTTTGGCTTCGGTCGTGTCTGGGGATTACCCAGCTATATCGGCCTTGACTGTATTACCTGCGTTTAACGGAGGCTGAAGGAGAAAGTTGCTGTTTGGTACAGGTGTTGCAGTTATGCAACGTTCGTACCACGGCTCTTATGATCGGATGGTATAAAGTTTGCAAGAGATAACTGGCATGAAGTTTGCAATATGCAACGGGCGTGCCAAATATAAGGGGTCGTGCTCCCAATGAAAACGAAGTATGGGTCCTCTTGATCGAGGACCCGCTTTCCCCCTCCCTACCAACCTCCCCGATATATGTTGTTTTAAATATACTTAAATTATATTATCTTGACCGGATCGGTCCGATTATGCTTTACTATTAACTATCCAGTCAACTCTAACCAGGAGGTTCAATATGAATGGGCAGATTACAACATCACCTAAACACACTCTTCAATCATTTCACCAAGACGTAGCAGCAGTTAATAAGGAGCCGTTATGTAGCGCAGCAACAAATAAGATCGCCGCTGAAATTCTTGCCGGTCACGACATTACCCACCAGATCGAAACGGCAGTAGCACGGATCGTTCAATCACCGCCGTCCACGGCGGTTAGTGACGATGTTAAAGGCCCAATGTATACTTTAGAAGAAAAGCTGTCGTTACTTTACGCCCAATCTGAAAGGCTCACCAACAGGCTTAGATGCGTGCTTGACCAATTAAACGCGGCAGTCTGATGTCTGATCCGGTCGGATTCCAGTCTACTTTCGCCCGCTATAGTCGTGCTCTGGAACTCAGGCGTGAGGGTAAATCATATAAGGAAATAGCCGACCGCCTGGGGTTGAAGTCTGAAACCTCCGCGCAGACCCTTATATCTAAGGCCATCAAGCGCGTCCTGCGCTCCACCGCCGAAGAAGTGCGGCAGCTTGAACTTGACCGGATAGAACTGCTCATTAAAGCCGTATGGGAACCGGCAGTGAAGGAATTAACCGAAGTCGGTTCCCATACCATGACCCGCTTCGACCGGCTGAGGCAGCTTATAGAAATGAAGCTTAAATACTGTGGTGCGGTGCCTGGGGGTAACGAAGTGACCGATAAGCGCGTACAGATATATATTAACCAATACACACATAATTCAGCCCAGGCCGTGCAATTATTTCCTCCGCCCGATGTGATAGATGATGAACTGACCAAACTCAACGAAGCAGTAAGCGCCCATGAGAATTGATCTCCCCGCCAAAGGTTGGGCACCCCGCCCGCATCAAATGGGCGTATGGGCCGACATGGAGGCCCAAATAAAAAATATATTAGTGATCGGTCATAGGCGTTTTGGTAAGGATGAATTAGGTCTGAACGATACCGCCATCAACGCCGCCAGGAAGCCCGCCAACTACTATTATATGCTTCCTGAAAGTGAACACGTCCGGCGCTCGATATGGACGTCTATTAACCCGAATACCGGCAGACGCCGTGTGGATGAATCGTTCCCGTACGGGTTCCGTATAGGCCCGTTTAAGGAAAATGAAATGGTGATAGACGTACATTCCGCCGGTAACAAACAATCCCGTATACAATTCTTGGGCAGCGATAATTTTGACGCCATCGTGGGTGCGTCACCGTATGGGTTGGTGTTTTCTGAGTGGTCGCTAGCCGACCCACAAGCACTAGCCATGCTCCGCCCGATCGTTGCTGAAAACGGCGGGTATATGCGTTTCCTCACTACCGCACGAGGCAAGAACCACGCCTATAAGCAACTCCAAAATAAGGGGCTGCCCGATTGGGCCGTGCACTTGTTGCCTGTTGACCAGACCGGAGTATTTAATCATGATCAATTAAACGCTTTCAGGATGGAAAAC